TATGGGCAAACGCCTCTTTAAAGGAAGCATATGATAAAAATAATATTAGTTATACACACACCGCAAAAGGTACTCCATCTTTCACTGCAGCTTGGTTGGAAACTCAAGTGGACGATGTTAGTAAAAGCATTTTAAATATTCGTAAATTAGATAAGATACGAAATACATTTATTAAAAATATGATTATTGATAAAGCTTCTAATGGAAGAATATATTGTGGCTTTAATCCAATGGGTACAGTTACAGGAAGATTTAGTTCTTCTCATCCTAATCTTCAACAAGTACCAGCTAGAGACCCTGAACTTGGTCCGATGATCAGAAGTTTATTTATACCTGAAGAAGATTCAGAATGGTATTGTGCTGATTACTCTCAACAAGAACCAAGGGTATTAATACACTATGCTTGTCTTAAAGATATGAGAAGTGCTATACAAGTTCAAAAAGAATTTTGTAGAAATGATAAAACAGACTTTCATCAAATGGTCGCTAATATGGCAGGTATAGAAAGAAAGCAAGCCAAGACTATTAATTTAGGATTATTCTACGGTATGGGAAATAAAAAATTGGCAGGACAATTAGGATTAGAACAAGATCAAGCTTATGAATTATTTAATCAATATCATAATAAAGTACCTTTTGTTAAAGAATTATCAAGACAAGTATCCAATGTGGCAGGAAGTAGAGGTTATATTAAAACTTTATTAGGAAGAAAAAGAAGATTTGATTTATGGGAACCTCGAGATAGTTGGGGAGAAAAAGCTTATTCTTTATCTGAAGCCTATGCTCATTATCCTAAACAAGAACTTAAAAGAGCTTATACTCATACAGCCTTAAATGCTTTAATTCAAGGTTCATCAGCTGATATTACAAAAGCAGCGATGATAAAAATATATGAAGCAGGAATATTAGATGAGATTGATTTAAAATTAACTATTCATGATGAATTAGATTTTTCAATTCCTCAAAATAAACAAAAATGTTTTGAAGAAGCTTTACAAATTATGAAAACTTGCGTAAAGTTGAAAGTGCCTCTGAAAGTAGATGTCGAGAAAGGAGATAATTGGGGCAACGCAAAATAAATGAAAATAGGTTTTATTGGTTTAGGAAAACTAGGTTTACCAGTTGCTCTTGCTTGTGAAAGTAAAGGTCATACGGTTCTAGGTACAGATATTAATGATCGTACACTTCGAAATATTAGATTTAAAACTTTAACATATCGAGAAGAAGGTGCTCGGGAATTATTACAAAAATCAAAAATACAATTAAAAACTATAGATAAAATTATCCAAGAAAGCGATATTATATTTGTACCAATTCAAACTCCTCATGAAAAAAAATATGAAGGTATTACACGTATACCTAAAGAAAAAGCAGACTTTAATTATGATTATTTAGTAAAAGGAATAAAAGATTTAAATGAAGAAATTGAAAAACAAGGGAAAGATAAAGTTGTTATTATTATATCTACTGTCCTTCCTGGTACTATTACAAAACTTATTAAACCTATTTTAGGAAAACATTTAAAACTTTGTTATAATCCTTTTTTTATTGCAATGGGAACTACTATTACTGATTTTTTAAATAGTGAAATTATTTTATTTGGTGTCGATGATAAAAATGCAGCAGAAAAAGCTAAAGAATTTTATAAAACTATTAATGATGCTCCATTTCATGAAACTACTTTAGAAAATGCTGAATTAATCAAAGTAGTTTATAATACTTTTATTTCAACAAAAATAGCAATGATTAATACTATTATGGAAACTTGTTATTATTTACCTAATACTGATGTTGATGACGTAACTAAAGCTCTATCTTTATGTCATGATAGAATTATAAGTCCTAAATATTTAACAGGAGGAATGGGAGATGGAGGTGGTTGTCATCCACGAGATAATATAGCTCTTAGTTATTTAGCTCAAAAATTAAATTTATCATATAATTGGTACGATAATATAATGAAACAGAGAGAAGTACAAACTGAATGGTTAGCTGATTTAATCATTAAACATAAAGGTGATAAAAAAATAAATATATTAGGTAAATGTTTTAAACCAGAAACTAATATTACAACAGGAAGTCCTTCTATCTTGTTGAAAAATATTTTAGAAGAACGAGGAGAAACAGTTATAATATGGGACCCTTGGATTGATAATAATGATATTATGAAAGTCAAAGATAATTATAAATGGGATAAAGAACCTCAACTATTTTTTATTGGTACTAAACATGAAGCTTGGAAAGAATTTTATTTTATGCCTGGTTCAATAGTCATTGATCCTTTTAGATATTTAAGTGTAAATAAAGATGTTAAATATATACCGATTGGAAAAAATAATGACTCCATTTGAACGTATAAATTTTATTAGAACATGGCTTATTGATTATGTAGAAAGTATGGATACTCCTGCTAATTGTTTAGTAGTGGGAATTTCGGGAGGAGTAGATTCATCTGTTGTAAGCACTATTTGTGGATTAACTGGTATAAAAACACTTGTGGCATCAATGCCTATTTCACAAAGACCAGAAGATCATAACTTATCTATTAAACATAAAAATTGGTTAACTACTAAATTTCAAAATTGTTATGGAGTAGAATTAGATTTAACTCATACTTTTTTAAGTTTTGAAAATCAAATGATTGATAAGAAATTTACAGATAAAATGGGATTAGCTAATTCAAGAGCACGTATGAGAATGATGTGTTTATATCAAATATCCGCTAGTACCAAGGGAATTGTAGTAGGAACTGGAAATAAAATTGAAGACTTTGGTGTAGGTTTTTTTACGAAGTATGGTGATGGAGGTGTTGATATTTCTCCTATCGCTGATTGTACTAAATCTCAGGTATGGGATATGGCAAAAGAATTAAAAATTTTAGATGATATAATAGAAGCTGAACCAACAGATGGGTTATGGAATGATGGAAGAAAAGATGTAGATCAATTAGGAATGTCTTATACAGAAATAGAATATTTAATGAACAATCCTACAGAACCTAATTATGAAAAATATTTAAAATTAAGAAAGAAGAATTTACATAAAATGAAATCAATCCCTGTATGTAAGTTTGATGGAAAAACAAATCTGGCAAACGATTAGATCAAAATTAAACGATTTTTTTATTCAGAGAATTGAGACACAGATTGAACGTGGAATTCCTGATGTGCACTACTGCTCATGTGGTCAAAATGGTTGGTTGGAAGGAAAGTATTTGCGGTCCCCCAAAAGAGAAAAAACCAAATTAAAACTAAAATTGAGTATAGAACAAATCGCATGGCACAAGTCTTATACCCATCATGGAGGGCTTGTCTATATAATTGTGAAAAAGGATAAAGAAATTTATTTATTTCCAAGTTCAGAAGGTGAAGCTTTAGCGATTGGTGTAACCCGAGAAGAATGGGAGGAAAAAGCGATAGCGAAAGATTGGAACACAATAAAGAAAATCTTGTCGAATAAGAATTAAAATAATATAAAGTAAGAATAATCAAGTAATAATAAGAAAGGAGAAATATGCCAGAAGAAAAAGAAAGTATTTTGAAGCGAATACAAAAGCTTTTAAAAATGTCTACTGACAACGGCGCTTCTGAGAATGAAGCAATGTTAGCAGCAGATAAAGCTCAAAAATTACTTTCAGAACACAATCTATCTATGTCTGATATTAAAGATGATACCGAAGTAGAACCAATTGATAAAGAATCATTTGATGTCGAAAGAGATAATTGGCGTGGTTGGATTCAATCAGCTACTGCTAAGTTATACTTTTGTCAAATGTATACTTCGTCAGGTGTAGATGCTAATTATCGTAGAGTGAAAAAAGCGACATTCGTTGGTAGAAAATCTAATCGAATAGTGGCTAAGTCAATGTGCGATTACTTTATAAGTACAGTTTTAAGACTTGCAGAAAACGAGTTTAAAACTGTGCCTGGTAGTAAATCAGCTATTAATCGAATGAAACAAGCTTTTAAGTTAGGGTGCGCAAGTCGTCTAGCTAAGAGATTGAAAGATAGATTCAATGAAATAGCTCCACCTTACGAAGGTATAAAAAATCCAGATGGATTACCTATGCTTTATAAGAACGAACAAAAGGCTCTTTCTGAGTGGCTCGTTAATCAAGGTGTTCGTATTGTTACTAAAAGAAGCAATATGAATATTAGAGATAGGGCAGCTTATCATAATGGTAAAGCCGCTGGCGGTGGAATAGGACTAAATACTCAAGTAAATGCGCAAACAAAAAGTAGAATGCTGGGCAGATAATTGTTATAATGGGGCCAATAACTAGGCCCCATGAAACTTACAGAAATTAAATATAAAAATATAACTACAAAAGTCATCTTTAAAAAGATGGATGACTATGCTTTATATACTTACAATACTAATACATTAATTATTAGAAAAGGACTTACTAAACAAATGTTAGGTAAGACTTTATTTCATGAGTTATTTCATATAATTATGGCATTAAATGATTTTGAAGTAGGTCCTCATGGTGAGGAAAAAGTAGCAACTTTAACAGAACAATATTATACTATTTTAAAAAGTAATCCTATTCTTAAAAATTTAATCATGAGGAGTTTAAAAGAATAATGAAGTTTATATTAAGTATGATTATATGTAGTTCAGTCTATAATAGCTGTTTACCTCCTCATAATTTACCTGAATTATATAACTCTCACTATGAGTGTATGATGGCTGGATTTGAAGAAGCTATGAATAAAACTAAAGAGATAGGACCTACAGAAGTAAATAAATATGGAACTGTTATTAAATTTATATGTGTAGATGAAAATCTTTTTCTTCCTAAAACAAAAGGGAATAATGTTTAAAGAAGCTCATCAGTATTTAATAAGTGAACTAATGAGTTTACCTACAAAAAATTATTGGGTTAAATTTGTATATACCAGTAAATTAAATCCTCAAAAAAAATTACTATTAGAATTTCCACAATATGATAGTGAACCTTATTTTCCTAGAATAAATAGGTTCTATGAATTCTGTATAAGAAACATGAAAATGTTTAATTTTTTAGATTATGAAGTAGTTCAATATAATAATAAAATTACTCGTTATCACGTAGATTTAGAAAAAGAGTATACAATCCATTAAAATAGTGTGACGTAGGACGTCAGAGAGAGCAGGTTTTAGTCTTTTAGATAGTATCTATCGTAGTATTTTTTCTTGTTTTTAAGGAATATTTTTAATATAAAAAAATATATAAAGTAAAAAATAGAAAGGAAAAATATGTCGAAAGAAAAATTAAGTACAATAATTAAAAAGGTAAATAAAGAAAATGAGCCACCCGGTGGCTGGAAGAAAGAAGATAAGATTATGTCTGATAAAGAAGTCGCTGCATCTGTCGATTTAGATGTATCTGATTTTAGCGATGACGGTTCTGATATAGATGAATTAAGAAATATATTGGACGGTAATACATGAGCCATTTAGTAATTACGAGAAGTGATTTAATTTATTCAAATACTATCTCTAGAGCCAATAATTGGCCTAGACATTTTAAAGATCATGACTTTGAAGATATTAAAAAATTCGATAAGAGACAAGAGTGGCCAATTCATTTTTCTATTAAAATGCGTCCACATTGTTGGCGTATTCTTTTCGAACATGCAAATGGAGAGTTATATCAATTAGATATACCTAATACCATTTATGAAAAACTAAAACTTAACTTAGAGGAGGAGGTAAAACCGATTGTCTATAATTAAACATATAGTAATATTAAAGACTGGATTCCATTTTAGTTTTATGCATGCTGCACCAATAGAGTGGGAGCATGTAAGAGCTATAATTCACGATAAGACTGTTGAACCAATACAAGCTAGATGGGATGGAGAAAACTACGAAATGCTTTGTGACGAAAACGCATTAAGTAAGAATAATGTTCAATTAAATCAAAAAGCAACGATGGCATATAGAAGTTATTGGCACTGGTATAATCAAGAAGTACCAGAAGATGCTCGTAGTGAAACTGATATAAATAGGAGAAATATATGGGGAAATGTAGTTTTAATTAAACAACCCTATTTAAATAAATAGAAAGGTATAAAAATGGAAGTATTAATTATATTATTACTTTTAGGAGCGATATAATATGACTATATATAATAATAAAGAAAGTGTTGTTGCAGCACTAAGATTAGTGTCAAATCCTAGACCGAGTAGGTGGCAACTTCGTAAAAAGAAAGAAAAAGAATGTATACACTTTATGACTGGTATTCCTAACTCTAAAGAAGGTTGGGACTTCATTAAACTAATGAAGAAGTATCTACATAAAGGTAGATATAGTATAAGACTAAAGGGTCGAGGATCAAGAAAGATACATGGAAATCAAAGTTATATTCCATTACCTCACGCTGAACACTACTCTATATACATTGATCAAAAGATAAAGGATATAAATAATCCACAGTTTTTCTTTGAAAGAGATTGGAAAAGAGATTGTGCATTAAGAAAAATAAGAAATGATATAAATGAACTATTAAACGAAAAATAATGAGTGCTAATTATCAAACTTTACTTGAAATGTGGAGAAATGAAAAAGGAAAAAGAGAAAAGGCTGAAGATAAAATTCACGATTTACAAAAGAGAGTAACAGAAGTGGAAGAAGATAATAAGAAACTAGCAAAACAGATTGAAGATTTAGCTATTCCACGAAAGCATGGAATGTAGTTTTATGAGATTTATTTTTATATTTATATTAGTAATTGGTTGTGCACATGATTTAGATATAAATCCTTTAGCTACTATAATGAAACATATTATAACTGGACAACATTATGAAAATGGTGCTCTACCTTATCATCATTCTAAACAACGGTAATGATTATAAGTTACATCAAATTACAAGTAACGAAATATTAAGTTGTAGTAAATGGATAGAAAAAAATATAATATATAAGTATACAGAAGAAGAAGGTTATAGTTCAAAATATAAAGATACATATATAGCCGGATATATCTGTGAGAAAGGAGAATTATGACACAAAAGATTACAATTACTGCTAATATAGAAACAGAAGAAGATACAGCTTTTGATGACTTATCTATTGAAAATACTGTAGGCTTATTAGGAACTGTTAAATCATATAGGATTAAGTATGAAGATGGAGAAGTAGTAAAACCTAAATTTCCAGGTCCTAAACTTACTTATGATCAAGTAAAAGAGAAGTTTTTTCATAAAAATTTAAATGTTAATACTATCAGAACTCAAATTCTCTCTGCTTTTATAACTCAAGAAAGCGAGAAATTTCATGACTTTGCTGTTGAAGCGATAGATGAAGCTGTCTTAAAAGTAGAGTTTGAAGAAATACCAGATCAAGATCAAGAGTTAGTTACTGAAATATTAAATGACGAATTTTATCATGAAGTATTAGCAAAGAGAGAATTGAAAGATAAACATGGCATTGAATAAGAAAACATCTTTAAAGACTTCCTTAAAGTTTAATAAAGTGTTAGAAAGAATATATGAATTAAAAGTGGAATTTATTAATAATAAGTATCCTGCTGCTCTTTATTCTAAAATTAATGATATAGATGTAAGAGTAAAAGGACTCTTTGAGATATATAAAAATCAAAAATGAATTATATTTATCAAGTAAGAAATGGCTCTAAAAAACCACGAAAGGTAAAACTTTCTAAGGTCTTAAAATATATTAATGAATCTCTTTTTCAATCTCAACTTTTTGTTAATAAAGAAAAAGCACTTAAATATATAAAAAATTGGAAATGACGATAGGTTACGGAATATTACTCTTTTTTCTAGGATCATTGATCACTATTATTGGCTTTTATATAGCTTATCATATAGGTAGTAGACCTTCTAAAAAGGAAGAAAAAAATTCCGTTTTATCAAATTTCCTAAATTAAGCTCAGTCGCTTTGTCGATTAAAATTTTTTAAGCTCACGTTCCTGAGCGACCTTTATTAGATAAATAGACTTTACAAACACGATAAAATATGTTAACCCTAACGTAAATGTTAGTGTTTTTTCAGTTCAGGCGTTGTGGTTATTACGCAAAGGGACTTATCGAAGCTGACAATTTAGAGGTAGCTGAAAAGGCTCTCTGGTCTGAGCACGTGGGAACATTTCATTGGGAATCACAAGTAAATTATATTCCTGATGATGCAAATTCACTAACGATAGAGGAGTACAAATATGAGCCTAGCTCTGATGGAAAAACTGAACCAGAAAAGAAACTTGGAAGCCAAATGGGCTAGTGAGTTTATAGCTAATGGAGCAGTTACTGTTGAAATGGTTAATATCTCGAAAGAGGTAAAGAAACTAGAACAGGAATTAAAGGACGACAGCGATCCAACTAAAACATAGTTCGCTGTACATTATTGAATAATTAAAATACCATAGTAATATGGCTAAAGTACCTATATCAAGATTAAATTCTGCTCCTTTGGAATATAGACAAAATGATTTTAATCAGTTAATTGAAGACTTACAAGATATGGTTAAAATTTTAAATTCAACTTATCCTAAAGATCAGAGTGATGAGAGAGAAAGACAAGTATGGTTACTCGGAGGTTAAATGGCTAATATTTATAAAAACGAAATGTTTGCTCTAGCGAATACTGGAGCTAATTTAATTTATTCAGTACCTTCTGATACACGTGCTATTGTTAAAACTTTACAAGCTACTAATAATGGAGCGAATACTGTTGTAACTTTAACTGCAAATAATACGACCACGAGTTATAATGCAGCGATTGAAGATGTGGTGACGAATACTGCAGTAAACATGTTGAAAGGACCTTTGATCCTAGAAGAAGCTCAAACACTATCAATAAGTGCTGGAACTGGTGGTGTTATTTCAGGAGTTCTATCTGTACTAGAAATAAATAGGAACGAGCAATAACGATACTTGTATTAGATTTAAATATATAATATAAAAGAATATCTTTAATCTAATTATAAGGAAATTCATATGTTATTCTGGTTTTTAAAAATACCTATAATCTTTTGTTTATTCATCTTTTTATTTTTCATTCTTACTATATAGGAAATATTTTTGAAAAAAATAAAATGAAAAAATATAAAAAGAGCCAATACCAATACCTTTTCGACTACTATTCAATTATATCAATGATAATAACTGGTATTGGAGCTTATTTTATGCCAATACCGCCAATACCCGAGGCTGCCGCAAGAACTTAATTTTAATGTATATTGTTTAATTTTATTGTATATATAGTATATTCAGCAAGTTAAAGTTAAGATAATAAATAAAAAAAGAAAGGAGAAATATGTCTATCAATTTAGCTGTTAAGCCAAAGGTAACACCTAAGACTAAAAAAGTCGAAGTAGTGAAACCTAAAGCAAAAGTTAAAGCTATGGATCCTAAGACTTTTAAAGGAACTTATAAGTATGACAGAGATGCTAAAATTCAACTCTGTGTACCTAAAAATCCTAAAAGAGAGGGATCAGGTGGCTGGAGAAGATTTAACTTATACAAAAATGGCATGAAGATTAGAGATTTCCTTTCAGCAGGGGGAAAAACAATAGATTTAGATTGGGATAGAGAAAGAGGCTTTATCGCAGTAGAAGTTATTGATGCTCCGGGTGCTGGTGGAAAATCTGAAAAATCTACATATACATTAAAAAGTTAAACTTGTTTTATAGTGATAATTTTTAAATTATTATTATAATAGTAGTAGCCACAGACTTCGTTAAAATCTCTGTGGCTATTATAGGTAGATTTACGGTTGATCTTTGTCGTCATTAATATTGATTGATGGAAGTACGTGATCTACTGCTAACCGAAAGGAGAGAGTTGTAGCAGGCTGATACATTAATAAGTATCTATGTCACAAACGAAAGGGTCGGTTACAACTCAGAAAGGAGAAAGTTATGTCAACTAGAGCATGTTATACATTTAAAGACAAAGAAAGTGCTTTTAGTGTTTATTATCATTATGATGGCTATCCTTCGAATGCTTTAAGAATGATTAGTAAAGCAAGAAAATCTGCTTGGCAATTTCCACGATTTGAAGCTGACGAATATGCTGCAGCTTTTTGTTATACTGCCAAAGATGGAAGAGCTGGAGGAGCAAGGTTAACTGAAGGACCACATAGGCATGGTGATTTATCATATCGTTATGATGTTTGGTTTCAAGATAATAGTTTGATGGTAAAAATCTGGCAAGTCGATTTTGATAATGAAAAACTAATGGATAAAGGTAATATACATGAGATGTGGTCTAAATACGTTGCAAGAAAAGAATAATATTGTTTAACTTGATTTTTACTCTTTATATTTTAAAATTAAGTTAAATTAATAAAAAGGAGAAAGTTATGGATATAGATAAACTTAAAGAGTTGTTTAGGGATATTAAATACCAAACTGATTACATGGAAGGGAGTTGGGGAGATACTTCGATGTTATCTCGTATGGCTCGTGAAGATGATATAAGTCCTTGGGCGATAGAGAAAGCTATTGATAAATTCTGTAAAGAGAATAAGATCAATCTTGACGAAAAGACTTGTGTTATATGTAATAAACTTTTTACTGAGTTTGGGGCTAACCCACAACCAGTAAAAGAGAGTGGAGTATGTTGTAAAAAATGTGATAACGAAGTCGTGATACCGGCTAGAATGGAGGGTTTAAATGCCAAAAGGTAGTATCTCTGATGTTGTAGCTTTATCTTGGTTACAACGAGAAGAAAAAAGGAACGAAGAAGGAAGTGTTACAGATGAAGCGTTGAAAAAGTATATTGAAGACTTTGGAAAACATCATGTAATCTATAAGGCTGATTATAACGAAAAACCTCAAGACTTAACTAAATATGGTTTGAGAGTAATTACTCATCGGGCTATATATAGAGGCTACGATGTTTACTTTACTGGTGAGGGTTTCGATATAATACTTGCTGATGCTCTTATCCATAGAGAGAAAAGTGATAGCGATCATGCTGGAAAGAAATATAAAGCTATGGAGCATATAGATAATATGCATAGAGAGTTGCAGAAACAAATCAAAGCTAACATTCAAAGAGTGGACGCACAAGTCAAAAAGTAATTTACATTATTGAAGTTATCGCTATATTAGGATAAATATGGCGATAACTATAGACCAAATACACCAAACAAATGAGGCAACCTTATCCCACATGGAAAAAGCTTTCTGTGAAGGTATAGCTAGTGGAAAAGGTAAGAGACAAGCGGCTGTTGACGCAGGTTATTCTGAAACTTCAGCTCACGTACAAGCTGCCCGCAACTTAAAGAAGGATAAGATTATCCAATACATAGATAGATTGC